CTGCAGGGATTGATCCGGTTCCGGTGTCAACGTGAATCGTGGTCGCTCCGACAGCATAACCTGCGACGTTATCAACAAGGTAGTTAGCTCCGGTTGCAGTTACAGTCAGTCCGACTTGGGCAGACTCACGGACAGCGAAGCCCATGAGGTTGTTAAGAACGCCTTGGCGAAGCAGGGAGTCTTCTCCGGAATCACCAACATTGGTGAGTTGGGTCAAGCCGCGCATTGCTGCGGAGGCGGTCGTGTTGAGGACCATGTGACGATCACTGAGTGGAGCTCCGCGGTCATCGAGGAATTTCTTCGCGAAGGCTGCATCTTTCAGGCTTGCGCTGAAAAGAGTGGTTGCGTTCGGTGTGATACCACCGGAAGCGCCAAGTGCGGCTGCGTCAGCGAGGTCGTTTTCGATCTCATTCACGGCTGCGCGATAGGCTTGAGCGATCTGGTCTTGAGCGACGGAAAGAGTTCCGGCGCCGGCGTTGACCGTGTATTGCTCTTCGGCAGTCCAGCTGAATGGGAATGCACGAGCTTTGCTGATCGTGATCGCATCGTTGCCGACGGTCTGATCAGCTGCGGCTGGGAATGCCATTGCTGCTGTGATGTCTTTTCCTGCTGTGTTGGCAGCGGTTTTGAAAGAACGAACGTTTTGACCAACTGCAACACGATCGGCAGAAGCGTCACGAGTTACGGATGGAATGAATCCCACGAGCTCGCGAGATACGACATCCAACGCCGCGTAGGCGTCGGATACTAGGTTTGTGAGGGTGTTAGGCATGATGGTGGTTTAGTTAGTTTGAGATTTTGCCGCCAGACTTAATAAAGTCCATGCGTTGTGACGGTGTGAGTTGGTTGAAAGCCACAAGGCTAAGTTCCTTTGCGTTGGTTTCGGTTGGTGCTTCCTCGCCAAGGTTAAGTGCCTCGCCGTGTCCCATGCTCGCCAGCTTTTGAGCGGCGGCGATGTCGATCTTTTCGGCGGTGATAGTTGCGGCGTTTTCGAGTTCCGTGATCTTTGCTTCAAGGGTTGGCACTAGCTCGGCCTTGGCACGTAGTTCGATGTTCTGGGCGGTAATTTCGGCAGCTTCTTGAAGTGCCATTTCAGCAGCTTCAAGTTTTGCTTGAAATTCTGCGGCTTGCGCAGTGATGTCTGCTTCAAGTGCAGCGATGCGCTCGATTGACTCTTCGGAAGATGGATTTGTGAGGCGATTAAGAAAGCTCATATGCGAAGATTCCGCCGATGCTTGGCGAATGTCAACTTGCACGCCTAGAACCTCGTCAACAAAGCTGTTTTCTAGTGCTTCACTCGCATTCATCCATGTCTCGCGCATCATCATTTTTCTGATTTTAGTTTTATTTATTCCGGTGCGATCACTGTAAATTGCGGCTATGTCCTCACTAATTGCTTCCAAAATGTCAGCGGTCTTGCGAAGTGATTGCGCGTTGCCGACTGCTCCGCTGGATGCGTCATGGATCATCATGCGTCCATGCTTTACGATTGAGATTTTATCAGCGGCCATTGCAATCACCGATGCCATTGATGCAGCCATGCCGGTGATTGTCACATTGACGATCACACCGCGATCACGAAGAGATTTGATTTCTTGGTAGATGGTGTATCCGTCAAAGACGCTACCTCCTGGGCTGTTAATTTCGATATCCAGAACGTCAACGGCATTCTCCGCGCAGTTCATAATCTCGCCAAAATCCGCGCCCTCGGCGACGGCTTTCGCTCCGAACATGCGCCCGATTTCGTCGATCATGCGACGGATTGAATCCTGAGTGACGGCTTCGTTAAGCTTCACTTTGCCTGCTTTGTTTTCGATTGTAATCATGGTTTCTGATTCTGGATTGAGTTGTTTGTATTTTGATCTTGCCCACGATGCGCCGGGGTCACCGCCCCAGAGCGCCCACGCAATGCGTCCGGCGGATGGGTAGCTATCCTCTCCCGGTGAAAATCCTTGCCCTTCCTTATCGACTTCATGCCGGGCAAAATAACTGACCATGCGCCCGATGGTTTCCGGCGAAAGGTTCGTCCGGTTGCTGATGTCCCTGGCGCGTGCCACGCCGACTTCCGTGCCGCCGCGATTGTATTCCCGCCGCCACCTCAGCCCGAGTTTTGCCTCTGCTGCCATAGCCTCAGTTGGTTTAAGGTCAATCGCCATTGGGTGATGTGTCTGGTTGCGGTTGATCGTTAGATGTGACAAGTCGCACGCTGCGAGGGTCGATCTCGACTCCGTATTTGGCGTTCTTCTCGGCGATCTTGACAAGAAGCTTTGCAGCTTCCTCAGCGCGCTCGTCGATGGATTCGTCAAAGTCGGTGGACAGCTCACCCATGATGGATGTGGCGTTGACCAATCCGTCTTTGTAGAGTGCCATTTTTTCTTTAAGACTGCGTCCATCATCAATCGTAAGTTTTGGCGGCTTCGTAAAGCCCCAGTTATACCATTGATCTGACATCGGCACGCGCCCGTTTTCCATCGCCCAAGCGATTGCCTTGGTTACCCTCCACTTGCCGATTTTCTCCAGCGTCGATTGGCGATCCTCAACAAACCTGCAAGCCTTGCCGATGTCCTCACGCTGCGCTGTGCCTTGTCCAGATGGTTTCCAGAGGGTTGCAGGTAAGCATGCACCGACCAGACATTGACGTGCCTGCAAGTCATAAAACTCATGCCATGGGTTGCCAGGGCGGAAATTTTGATGCTGCGTGATCTTCTCACCAGCTCCGGCTTTTGCATACATGATCCGACCACCTTGTAAGAATTCAACGGCAAGCTCACCGCAGTTTGTTGCCGGTTCATAACCGGGCTCTTCCATGTCTGGCCCACCAGATTCGTTTTCAACGGTGTAATTGAGTGAGGACATGGAAAGCAGGTTCATGCGTTCCCATTCCTCGCTCTGCATGATGTCGCGAAGGTTGTTCAGCGAATGCCAAAAGAGCGGAAGTCCTCGGCGTTGTTCCGGCCAGTAGCGATCAAAAACATGAAGGATGAATTTCTTCTCGATGAACTGTTTGTGTTTTCCGTCGATGTCGCACAATGAGTAGGCAACTGGAATTGATGTGTTTGGAAAATAGACGATTCCGTCATACAGATCAAATCCCTTGTATTTGCCTGTTAGCTGGATGCCGTCAGTCAGTCCGCCGCTGTCTATGCGGTGTGATGGGATTTGTTGGATCTGTGGATAACCGCTTGGTGACGATGTGAAATACTCAAAAACCTCACCGTCACGATCCATCGAAACGGAATCAATAAACATGTCTGAGGTGAAATCGGCGATGTCTCCAATTATATTACAGATCGGATACCATTCATCCTTTAGCCACTCTTTCGCAATGTCTCCGAACTCTTTGTCCTTACCTTTGTAGGTCGGAAGCCATGCGTTGCCAACGGCGTAAATCCCGATTTGGTTGGATGCCCCAACCATCAGCGGTGAGTTAAGATACAACGTCCGGCTTGCTGATTGCAGCGTCTGCCTGTCGTATTTTGTGACGATCTTGTGCAGGTCGCGGAGGTTGCGCGACTCGCTCGGCCTCTCACCGCCGCCTAAATTGGCATGGCGTGATGGCCTGCGGATTGCATAGGACGTTGCAGCATTTCCGAATTGGTCAAGTATCATAAAAATCGGGCGCGGATGGTTCGGTTTCCGGCAGAATCGCGGTCAATCATACCCATGAGAATTTGAAGCACCTCAAAACGCTCGGCTGGCGTAGAGGTTGCTTTGCCTGAAAAGGATTGTCCGTTGACGGTAGCACTTTCCACTTGGATCCCGCCGGTCGTCGATGTAAGCGCAACTGCGGCAGCTTGATATGCGGCTTTTTGCGCTTCAATCAACGTTGAATTTCCACGAATAGCGCGGAAAATGCCTTGAGCTTGACGAAACGGTGACATGAAAAAGAATTTTCCACATGATGGCGAAAGTCAACTGGGTTAGATGTTGCCTTCTTTAATCAGTCCTTTTGACATCGCCTGAGCGACAATCATCCGCGCCGCTGCGTATTTATCAAACTTCTCAGATTTTCCCTCAATAGCTTCTCCAAGCTCTGCCTCAGTTTCTGGATCGATGTCCTCGGTCTTTATGTAAAGCCGGCGATTGGGAATAACATGTTTATATTCTCGACCTTTTAGGCTTACCCATTTTTTCGTGTCATCCTCGTAATAGATGCTGCTTTCTCGCCTGCGCTCATCGTTGCGTTTTTTGGTTTCCAGCTTTCGGCTTCGATATACCCCGCGTTTTTTATTCATCAGATTTAGGTAGGGTGAAGATTCTGAACATGAGAGCCGCAGCCACTTGATAGACCTCGGTGTCGCGCAGGTGGTTCGCGCCCTTGCGAACCCACTTGCGGATTTCCTTGCCCTTCGCGTCGCGGGTCGTCTCGATCCGCTCGCCGTTGAGGTGCTTCCCGTAGCTCGGCGGCGCGTCGTCCTCGACCATCCACGCTGCGCCTTCGCCAGACATGAGCCGGTGCAAAATGTATTGGATCGGCTCGGTGGCGATGTGCCAGCAAACGGCCTGCTTCTTTTCCTTGCTCAGTGCATACCATCGTTTCGAGTAGAGCCGAATTTCCTTTTTCATCGGGTCGCCCTTGACCGGCCAGTCCCAGCCGCTCTTGCGGTTGCCGTCGCCTTTCATCCCCTGCCATCCATACCGAACGATGATCCCAGCCATCCGCTCTTGATCGAAGCCGACATCAAGAAAGGTGTGGCGCGGCTCGACTCCGTAGCGGCTGCGGATTTCCTCGCACTCTTCCACGGTGTTGATGTAGGCGGCGAAGAGTCCTTTTGACTCGCCGCCTTGGCACCATGCCCGGATTCTGAGCCAGTAATGATCGCCGCCGGCGTCGATGGTGCAGAATCTCACGACCTCGCCGTCGATCTTCTGGCCGTCGATGAAGTCCGCCCGCGTGTATCCGCTGGCCGCCAGCTTGATCTCGGACGATTGGAGGTTGTCCGTCCAGCCCCGCGCCCGGTCTTTCTGCGTCCACTGCTTTAATGCGGTGTAGTCACCGGCCTTGGCTTGCTGATCTGCCGCGAGCTTCCGCAGCACGTCCTCGCCCCATGCTTGCCACCAGACGGCTGTCCGGTCGGCGTGGAATCCTTCATAGCCGCGCTGCCCGTTGTCGCTAGTCAGTATGTATCCATCGTTCTCTTTGTAGCTGTCATGCAGCATACGGCGGTTTGAAATGGTATCGGCAAACTCGTGCCGACAGCCAGCGCAGACCATGACGGCCGCATCCGCCCGCTCTTGATTCGTTCCCGATTCTGGGAATTTCAGTGACTCGAACGCAAACGCTTGGACATGCGAACACTCCGGGCATTGCCACGCGAAATCCCACTTCCGGCACTTGTCATGCTCGGCGTGCAGCTCGCTCGTGGTTCCTTGCCCGTCCTCGTTGGCGATCTCGCCGCCTTGGGATACTAGGGTAAATTTCCGGTTCTCGCGGTTGTGGGATCGAGCGTTCCACTCCCGCACCATCCCGTGCTTCCATTCCCACGCCTCGTCACCGCAGCCGTAGGTGATCGAGACTTCTTGAAAGTTTGATATGTTCGCCCCACCGAGAACCATGAACATGTGCGGCCAGACGATAGCGTCCCGCCGGATGGCGTTGCGTTGGTTCTTCGGCCAGAGGTGATCCAGCGGCTTGCATTTCCGCGCGGCTTTCAAGAATCGCGTTTCGCCCCATAGCTCAGCATTCGGGTCGGTGATCGAGGCGTAGAGCGTTGAGCCCGGCGACTCCGCTGCGATCCAGCAGTTGATGGCCTCGAAAAACGTGCTCTTGCCCGTTCCGGTCGGCATCAGGCAGACCATCTGCCGCGTCTCAAAATCCGCATAGCAGCCCATCGGCTTGATCCACCACCGCGTTTGTGACGGGTCGAACTTGTCCCCGCGCTCCGAGTTCTCAACGTGGACATGCTCCGCGCACCAGTCCGCCGGGTGCAGGTCGGATTGTGGCCTGATTGTGTTGGCGAACGGCTCACTCATTGACTTTGGGGTGACTTTGCCAGAACTCACTCGTCAAATCTGCCAGTATGGTTTGCAGCT